AAACTAGAAAAAACAAAAGCAGAAGGTAAAGCAAAAGTAGCAGAAGCAAAAGCTAGAGCAACTGTAGCAGAGAAAGTAGCTACAGGACAAATAGAATGGGAAGGCAAAATGGCAGATGCTACAAATGATTCATGGAAAGATGAGTTTGCTTTAGTTGTACTACTAGCTCCTGCAATACTAGTCTTCATTCCGGGAATGAGAGAATATGTACAAAGTGGTTTTGAAGTATTGGCAACGTTACCTGATTGGTATCAATACTTATTATACATTGCCATATCTGCATCATTTGGTATCAAAGGTGTAGGTCAAGCAGCAAAGATGTTGAAAAAGAAATGAGCATTAAAACCTTGACATTTTTACATATATCAGGTATAATTAATAAAGTAGGAAACTATTTTTATCGTAAACACGTTGAGTCTTTACATGCAGAACAACGTAGACAAGGAATCAGATAATGGATATAGATAAGTTAAGAGAAGAGATTACTTTTGACGAGGGTGTGAAATATGAAACATACCATTGCAGTGAAGGTCATTTGACTGGAGGAATCGGACATTTGATTACTGAGTGGGATGAAGATTATTATGATAAACCTATTGGAACTGCTATACCTGAAGAAAAAGTAAATGAGTGGTTTGCAAGTGATATAGAAGTATCTATTAATGACTGCAAAGATTTATTTAGTAACTTTGATGACCTACCTGAAGATGTACAAAGAGTATTAGCCAATATGTCTTTCCAACTTGGGAGACCAAGATTAAGTAAATTTAGAAAGATGATTGCTGCAGTAGAAATGCAGGACTTTGCTGAAATGGCAAATCAGATGGAAGACTCAAGATGGTACAAACAAACAACAAACAGAGCACAACGTTTAATTGACAGAGTTGTTAAGCATGGAGTTCCTTTATGAAAAAAAGAGAATTAACAGAAAGACAACAAAAGTTTTTAGATGTTCTTTTTGAAGAAGCAAATGGTGATGTAGTAAAAGCAAAACTATTAGCAGGTTATTCAGAACACTCTGCTACAACTTCTATAATTGCAACAATGAAAGATGAGATAATGGAAGCCACTCATCTATTCATGAGTCGTAATGCACCTAAAGCAGCAGTTGCAATGGTTAGTGGTGTAGATGACCCTACACAGTTAGGTATTAGAGATAAACTTGCAGCGTCAAAAGAACTGTTAGATAGAGTAGGTTTAATTAAAACTGAGAAAGTACAAGTAGAAGCATCAGGGGGTGTGATGCTATTACCACCAAAGAAGAAGTAATGGATAGAAGTTTAGGTAAGTGGAAGTTACCACAACCAACAGATTTAAAAGATGAAGAACTTAAAGAGTGGATACAGATACCACGCATAGCAAGAACCATACCTTTTGGATACAAAATAAATGAGAAAGATTCTGAGTTACTTGACCCTATACCATATGAGTTAGAAGCAATAGAATTAGCTAGAAAGTATGTAAATCAATATTCTTACAGACAAGTTGCTAATTGGCTTACTCAAAAAACAGGCAGAGAAATATCTCACGTAGGGTTAAGAAAAAGATTAATGCATGAACGACAACGTAAGAACAAAGCTAGAACTCTTAGAAAATGGTCCGAGTATGCCGAGAAAGCAATCCAAAAGGCGAAAGAGATTGAAGAAGGCAGAACAGGAGCAAAAGCCTAAAGTAAGTATAGTAGAAGAGATTGAAGAAGTTCCTATAGAGGAACAGAACATTATCTTCAGACCAAACGAAGGTCCTCAAACAGAGTTTCTTGCAGCACCTGAAAGAGAAGTATTATATGGTGGTTCTGCAGGTGGTGGTAAAAGCTATGCTATGTTAGCAGACCCATTGAGATATATGGGACATCCTTCTTTTAGTGGATTGCTACTTAGACATACAACAGAAGAATTAAGGGAACTTATATTTAAGTCCAAAGAGATATATCCTCAAATATGGAAGGGTATTAAGTGGTCAGAAAGAAAGATGCAATGGGAAGCACCATCAGGTGCTAGACTATGGATGTCTTACTTAGATAGAGATGATGATGTATTAAGGTATCAAGGTTTAGCCTTTAGTTGGATAGGCTTTGATGAGTTGACTCAATGGTCAACACCATACGCATGGAACTACATGAGGTCAAGACTTCGTTCTACTGCTCCTGATTTACCTGTTTATATGAGAGCAACAACGAACCCCGGAGGACCGGGACATCAGTGGGTTAAAAAAATGTTTATTGACCCTGCACCTTATGGAAAGACTTTTGATGCCACAAACATTGAAACAGGAAAGGTTTTACAATATCCTAGCAACCACGAAAAAGCAGGTCAACCATTATTTCAAAGAAGATTCATACCTGCTAGGTTATCTGATAACCCATATCTCTCAAGTCAAGGAGACTACGAAGCGATGCTTCTTTCCCTCCCTGAACACCAACGTAAACAGTTGCTTGAAGGCGATTGGGATATTAAAGAAGGTGCTGCTTTTACTGAGTTTAACAGGGATATTCATGTTGTTGAACCTTTTGACATTCCAAGAAATTGGGTTAAGTTTCGTGCATGTGATTATGGTTATGGCTCTTATAGTGCTGTGTTGTGGTTTGCTGTTAGTCCAGATGAGCAACTTATACTGTATAGAGAGTTGTATGTTTCTAAAGTCCTTGCCACGGATTTGGCAGATATGGTACTAGAACTAGAGCAAGAAGATGGCAATATAAAGTATGGTGTACTTGATAGCTCTCTTTGGCATAGACGTGGAGATACAGGACCTTCACTAGCAGAACAAATGATTTCAAGAGGGTGTCGTTGGAGACCTTCTGATAGAAGTAAGGGTAGTCGTGTAGCAGGTAAAAATGAAATACATAGAAGACTACAAATAGATGAGTTTACAGAACAACCAAGACTTGTATTTTTTAGTACATGTACAAACACTGTAGCTCAGTTACCTGCAATACCATTAGATAAAAAGAACCCTGAAGATGTGGATACAAGAGCAGAAGACCACATATATGATGCACTAAGATATGGGATTATGTCAAGACCACGATTTAGTATTTTTGATTATGACCCTGTAGGTAGACCTTCTCAAGGTATGCCAGTAGCAGATGCAACTTTTGGATATTAATATGGCAGAAGAAAACAACGAAATAATGATTGAAGATGAAGCAATAGCTTTAGAAGATACAGATGATTCTACTATAGCTGATGCAGGAGTAAGTGGTATAATTCCTTTCGTACAGGAACGATACGACAGAGCAGAAGATTATAGAAGAAACGATGAGGAACGATGGTTACGTTCATATACAAATTACAGGGGGATATACGGAAGTGATGTTCAATTTACTGAAGCAGAAAAGTCAAGAGTATTTATCAAAGTTACAAAAACTAAAACTCTCGCAGCTTACGGACAAATTGTTGACGTGCTATTTGCAGGTAACAAATTTCCTATTAGCGTTGAGCCAACAATTCTACCAGAAGGTGTGGCTAAAGATGTATCCTTTGACCCTAAAGAGCCTGAAGAGCTTCGTGGCAGGGGTGAACAAACTTCTCCGTATGGGTTTGAAGGTGATGGAAAAGATTTTCCAAAAGGTGCTACCGAAAAAACTTTACTTGAAGGTCTTGGACCTCTTCAAGAAAAACTAGAGGGTATAGAAAATTTAAAAGAGGGTGTTGGCAAGACACCTACTGCAGTAACATTTAGTCCTGCTATGGTTGCTGCAAAAAATATGGAACAAAAAATTATTGACCAACTACAAGAGTCAGGTGCTACAAAACAATTAAGAAGCACTGCTTTTGAGATGTCTTTATTTGGCACAGGTGTTATGAAAGGACCTTTTGCTATAGATAAAGAATATCCTAATTGGGATGAAACAGGTGAATATAATCCTACGTTTAAAACAGTTCCTTCTACATCACATGTATCAGTGTGGAACTTTTATCCTGACCCTGATGCAAACAACATGGATGAAGCTCAATATGTTATTGAAAGACATAAGATGTCTAGGTCACAATTACGTTCTCTTAAAAAGAGACCTTACTTTAGAGGTAACGTAATAGATGATGTAATAGAATCAGGTGAGTCTTATGTAAAGAAATATTGGGAAGACGATTTAGCAGATTATGCACCTGAACATGGTGTGTATCGTTTTGAGGTTTTAGAGTATTGGGGTATGTGTGATACTCAATTACTTATAGATAATGAAGTAGAAATACCTAGTGAATTAAAAGATTTTGATGAGTTACAAGCAAACATTTGGATTTGTGATGGTAAACTCTTGAGAATGGTTTTAAATCCATTTAAACCTGCAAAGATACCTTATATGGCAGTTCCTTATGAATTGAACCCATATTCTTTCTTTGGTGTGGGTATTGCAGAAAATATGGATGATACACAAACATTGATGAATGGTTTCATGAGAATGGCAGTAGATAATGCAGTATTATCAGGAAACTTACTTATAGAAGTAGATGAAACTAATTTAGTTCCGGGACAGGATTTATCTGTATATCCGGGTAAAGTATTTAGAAGACAGGGTGGAGCACCGGGTCAAGCAATCTTTGGCACGAAGTTTCCAAATGTATCAAATGAGAATATACAACTGTTTGACAAAGCAAGACAGTTGGCAGATGAGAGTACAGGTATGCCATCGTTTGCTCATGGTCAAACAGGTGTAACAGGTGTAGGAAGAACTGCATCTGGTATATCTATGCTTATGAATGCAGCAGCAGGAAGTATTAAGACTGTAATTAAAAATGTAGATGATTATCTGTTAAGACCTTTAGCAGAAGGTTTCTTTAGATTTAATATGCAGTTTGATTTTAATCCTGAAATAAAAGGTGACTTAGAAGTTAAAGCACGTGGAACAGAAAGTCTTATGGCTAATGAAGTACGTAGTCAAAGACTTATGCAGTTCTTAGGTGTGGCTTCTAATCCTGCACTAGCACCATTTGCTAAGTTTCAATATATCATACGTGAGATAGCAAAGTCTATGGACTTAGACCCTGATAAAGTTACCAACAATATGGATGAGGCAGCAATACAAGCAGAGCTTATGAAAGACTTTCAAGCTCCTGCACCACAAGGACAGCCTCAACAACCACCTGCAGGAACAGACCCTAATGACCCAACAGGAGCAGGAGGAGCAACAATAGGAACAGGACAAGCACCTATTCCGGGAGAACAAGGATTTACAGGAGTACCTCAAGAAAGTGGACAAGCAAATACTCAGCAAACTCAAACCGATGGTGAGCAACAACCACCAATGGGAAGCATTCAGTAATTATGTAGATGCTCTAGTTGAGCAACAGCATAAAATATTAGAACAGGCAGATACAGATACTATTATGTTTCGTTCTCAGGGAGCAGTAGCCTCTTTGAAAAAGTTGAAACTACTAAGGGATGAAGTTTTAAAAAATGTCAGTTGAGACAAGAAGAGCAGAAAGAGAACCTAAAACAGAGACTGAAAAGGCTCTACAGGCACAAAAAGCCAAAGAAGGTTTGAAAGCTATGGCAATAGGACCTGTAACAGGTGTTCTTGGTTTGCCCTCTGACATAATAGACTTAGCAGATATGGCGAATGATGCTATTGCTAAATATGGTAAAGGTACAACCATAGCTCAATTCTCTACACTTATAAAGCCACAGTTAGATAGGCTACAAGAAAAGTATGGTAGGGAACAATTTGATAAAGGTTTTACAGAACTTACAGGTATAAAATCTGATGTATCACGACCTGCTCAGATGTTAGGTGAACTAATATCTTTAGGTGGATTAGCTAAAGCAGGTGTAAAAGGTGCTAAAGTAATTGGAGAAGGTTTATCAGATGCGTATAAAGGTACTGAAAAACTATTTGAGACACAAACAGATTTATTAACTAAAGGTCCTACAGGAGGAAGTGGTGGAGCAGCAGTTGAAACTGCAGGAGTGGGACAACTTGACCAAACTAAAAAATTATTAAAAGATGAACAAAAAGCTATAACAACAAATATACCTACAAGTATACCTGCAAAAGAATTAATAAATGCACCTAAAATAAATCCTACTATGGCAGGATTAAACACACCCACAGGTCAAAAACAAGCTAGATTATTTGAAGACTTAGAAAAACAAGGAAACAAAAGTCCTGAAGAATTGTTTACAGAAACAGGTGTATATAGAGGGCAAGATGGAAAATTAAGATACGAGATAGACGATAGAAACGCTAAACTAAAAAAAATGCCAAAAGAAGGAGATGAGTATTCTCTCTACGAAATTTTACAGTTTGACGATTTATATAAAGAGTATTTTAAAGATATAACTATAAAAGGAAGAAGATACCAACCTATTAGAAATGTTAAAGTTAGGTTTATAAAAGATTACAAAAAATTATTTAATGCTCAGTATATTAATGACACGGACACTATCTTAATTAACTTAGAACACTTTAAACCTATTAAAGGAGTTGAAGAAAAGATAACAAGTTCTTTGTTACATGAGATACAACATGCAGTACAAGGGAGAGAAGGATTTGAAAGAGGCACTAATGTTACTTTTCAATTACAATCTAGTCCAAATTATCAAAAATATAGTTTGCTACAGAAACTGTATTCAGAGAGAAACTTTGATAATAGAAAGTTCATTGAAGATAAAATTTTACCAAGATTAAAAGATAAAAATGCATCTGATAATAAAAAGTATAGTATTGTATCTCTTATACAAAATGAAGGATTTGGTACGAGTTTTGATGGAACTGTAAAAGCAGCTAAAAAAGATGCACTCATATATGATATTCAAAGGTACACTGATTTATCTGTTAAAGAAATACAGGCTTTAAAAAAGGAAATAGTAAAAAGAGCAAAACTACAAAAAGAACAAAAAAAATTTATAGATACAGAAGATGCTATAGCTAGTGAAAAATATTACTTAAAATATGGAGAAAGAGAAGCTAGACTAGTTCAAGATAGATATAGAAGAAGACTAGACTTAAAAAAGTTTGATTTAGATGACGAAACAGTAAAAGGTGATTTAAGATTAGAAACAGGTTTTTTAAAAGGAGAAGATAGTAAATTAGGACAAATGGGAGCATTCCCAAAAGGCACAACCAAAGGAAAACCTTCTTCGTCTATATTTCAGGAGATGGAAAGTGAATTAAAATTTAAAAAGTTCGGAAAAGGTTTGCTTATAGATGACGGAAGCAAAAAAGGATTTGGAAGTATAAAACCTTTAGCCAACAAAGACCAAAAGGGAAATAGATTTGAATTAAAAGTAAATAGTGGTATACCTGAAAAAATGTTAAATGACCCTAAAAATTTAGGGGTTAAAACAAAAAGAGTAAAAACTATATCAGAAGCAAAAGAAGTTGCAAACAATATATTTAAAAAAGATGAAGGTCTTTCTCCTGTACAAAAAAAGTTAAAAGAAATAGATTACATGGGTGCAGACGTATTCCATGCGACAACAAAAGATTTTAAAACCTTTGGTTTTGTATCTAAAAATAATCAAGCAGATATAGGATTTCACGTAGGTAAACCTAATCAAGCAAGTGCAAGAGTAGATGGAGATAGTGCAAAACTTGGTGCTAGAACATTACCTTTAAAACTAAAGAGAGAATTAAAACCTGCTAGAATACCTGATTTAGGTAGTTTTAAAGAGCCATCAAATTGGTTACGTAATATAGCATTTACTGATAAAGACCCTTTGTTTAGGATTATAAATGATACACCTGAAGGTCGTGCTTCTATAAAAAAACAAATAGAAGATAACATACCATTAAAAATGGGTGATAAAACATATTATATGTTACCTGATTTAATGAAAGGTTCTGTAGAAGACATAGGTTTTAAAAACAAAACTATAGATAAAGGTTTGTGGAAAGACTTAGTTTTAGAGTCTACAAGAGCTATAAGAATAGGATTAGATACCACTAAGAACTTCAAAGATAGACAAGAGTGGTTTGATACAATTAAAAAGGTAGCTAATAAAAATGGCTATGACTCTTATGTTTACAGAAACGAATATGAAGGACAAGTATTTGATACATTAACAGGTACAACAAAAAGAGACGATAGTTTTATGCTTCTAGAGCCTGACCAAGCAAAAGGTAGATTTGGTGGCATGACAAAAGGTGAACCTGATTTTATGAAGAGTCAAGGTGGATTATTATTATCAGAAGGTGGTAAAGTTATGAAAAAACAAATGGAGTTATTTGAAGAAGGTGGACTCAAAGATGAGGGCAACACTGTAGACCCTGTGTCAGGCAATGATGTTCCTCCGGGTGCTACACAAGAAGAAGTCAGAGATGACATACCTGCAAGATTGAGTGAAGGAGAGTTTGTGTTTCCTGCCGATGTTGTAAGATATTGGGGACTAGAGACTCTAATGAAAATGAGACAAGAAGCGAAAGCAGGTCTTGCACGTATGGAAGCTATGGGACAGATGGGTAACTCAGACGAAGCAACAATACCTGACGATGCACCATTTAATCCAAGTCAAGAAGATTTACCTTTTACTATGGATGACCTTGACACGGAAGAAGAAATGGAGTATAATGAAGGTGGAGTTGTAAAAGCTCAGACAGGTACATTTGTACAACCTTCTCAATTTCAAGGACAACCCTTGCCTTCATCAGGCACTATGCCTAATTATGTTGCTCCTAATATTCCACCACCTGCTCCTGCACCTGTAGGTGGATTTACACCTCAGTTTACTACACAGACAGGACAGGCAGGACAACAAACAACTGCACCTACATTTCAAACATTGTTAGGAAAAACTCCGGGACAGTATGACGAGATGCGTGAGTATGTAAACGAAGCAGGTGCAAAGTTACAGATACCTTTTAAAGATGGACAACCTATATATCCAATACCTGAAGGATACAGTTATGTAGACCCTGAAGCTACAAAGACAGAAGAGGTGACAACTAAAGAAGTGACACCACAAACCACACAAGTTACACAACAACAAGACGGGGATAGTGATTTAGACAATAGGGTGAAAGAAGAAAATGTAAAAAACTTTGGAGTAGAAAACCCAACTATTATAAGTTTAGGTGGACAGTTAGATGAAAAAGGTTTAGTTACAAAAAGTACAGAATTTTCATTCAACGTGAAACCTGAAGGTGGTCTTTTGTCTACAAGTTTACCAATGTCTTTTGGAAAAAGTATAGCAAGTATTGTGACAGGAAGAAGCATGGTTGCCGATACAGATGTTGTAACCTTAACACCTAAAGGTTACCCAGAAGTAAAAGTAGAGTTAACAGGTAAAGAGTTTAAAGATATGGTCAATGTCCCTACAGATGATGGTAAGGGCAAAAAGATAAGTATAACTAACAAAGATGTACAAAACTTTTTAAATACTAAAGTACAAGAGGCAATAGATGTTGTAGAAGAGGGTAAGTTCCAAGACCAAAGAAGTAAAGGTACTTATGACCCAGACACACAAACCTATTCACAAGAAGATGCAGAGGCACAAAAAAGTTATGAGCAAGAGCTACAAGATGCTGGTGGTGGAGATTACTCTGGTTATGACACAGGAGATGGAGGTGTTCCAGATGCTTATGATGACCCTCTTATGAAACAAGGTGGACTTGCAAGTAAAAAGAAACCAAAAGTTAAGAAGATGAAGCGAGGTGGGTTAGCTTCAAGATAATAACCCACATATGTACTAGCTACTTATCCCCCAACAAGATGGCTACGATAACCCTAGGAGTAAAAAATGGCTGAACAAGCACAAGAAATGGTGGTAGAAGCTACACCTAAAAAAGCTACATTTATGAACAAACGTTCTACTCATGCAGATAGAATTAAAAAAGATGAGGAAGAACTAAAGAAACTAAAAGAAGAAGCATTAGGTGAAACTGAACAACCTGTTACAGAAGAGAAAGCAGAGGATGAGGAAGAACCGAAGAATGCAGAAGAAAAAACTTTTAAAAAGCGTTATGGAGATTTACGAAGACACTCTCAAGAAAGAGAGAAAGACTTCCAAAAGCAAATTGACGAGTTAAAAGAACAGTTAGGTAAGGCAACAAAAAAAGAAATGAAGTTGCCAAAATCAGATAAAGACCTAGAAGAATGGGCAAAAGAATATCCTGATGTTGCTGCAATAGTTGAAACTATAGCAATGAAGAAAGCAAAAGAGCAATCTGATTCTATTAATATTAAATTACAAGAGATTGATGAATTAAACGCTAAGACTGCAAAAGAAAAAGCTGAAGTACAATTATTACAGATACATCCTGATTTCGCAGAAATAAGAGAAAGTGATGATTTTCATGAATGGGCAGACGAACAACCAAAATGGGTACAAGATGCCCTATACGAAAATAGTGAAGATGCAAGGTCGGCAGCTAGAGCTATTGACCTTTACAAATCAGACAGAGGCATTGGCAAGACAGACAAGAGCAAGAGTGGCAAGAGTGCTGCTACGGAAGTTAAGGCGAAAAATACTAGGTCTGTTCCAGATGCCGAGAATAAGTCTAATAAGATTTTAGAGTCGCAAGTACAAAGAATGTCTGCAGATGAGTACGAAAAGAACTCAGACATGATAATGGAAGCGATTCGTTCAGGGAATTTTGTTTACGATATATCTGGTTCTGCTAGATAAGTAGTTGACAAAATGTTATTTATAGGTATAACTATATATAACTAAAATGTGACCTCTCCACGTGGACAACTCACATAATACAAACTTGGAAGCCTACCTAATGGTAATGAGCCTATGTTTAACTAGCTATTAAACGTACACCTCTAACACTATTAGCCGATGACGAGTAAATTTCTATAGCACATTTTGTGCATTTGTTTATTTCAATGGAGATAAAAATGGCATTTAAAACTGCAGCAGGTTATGGTAATCTGCCTAATGGTAATTTCTCCCCAGTTATTTACTCTAAGCAGGTTCAGTTAGCCTTCAGGAAGAACTCCGTTGTT